ACGTACAGGAAGGCGAGTTTCAGCCATGTGTCTTTCCTAATTTCGTCAGTTATTCAATAACTTTGTTCAAGTTATCCGTCAAATATCGGTTGGGCTTTGTGCCCGGATGATGCACTATCTTGGCATATACAATTTTACCATGGCTTGCAAACCGTAGTGTCTTTTTTGTATGCGGAAGAATGATGTGCGGCTTGGTTCCCTCGTGGTGTAGATAGGCGATAGGATTGTCAGCGCCTATGACGCCAATAACGCCTTGGTGGTCTGCAGAAAGCGTGTATCCAATTGCTGTAGACAGCTGTCCAGTCTTTTTACCGACCTGTATCTTGGCCAGAAGAGTGAGGATGGCACTTCGGTTTCGGATATCCTGACCGACCATGCCGGTAGTAGTCTCGAATTCCTCGTGCCAGCCAGCCTCATTCTTCTCAAACTTCATGCTAAATAACCAGCATCAGGTTCATGGTGACAGCTTGAAGCAGGCCACTGGGCATGCTGGCAGTAACATCCGCAATGCCGGACTGCTCCCATGCGTCCTCGAAGGATCTGCGTCCAGCCTCAATGAGGAGCTGGGCGTCCTGCATCTGGCTTATGGCCGTCGCACTGACTACGTCATCACTAGGTTCTGTACCTCTGGGCGTCATGCCCGGGAGGTCACGTACTACCTCGACAACAAAGACAGCTGTCCAAGGTTGGGTCCGCTTCACAGGAAACTGTGACTGGTGCTGAGGCAGACCGGAGTATGCCTGAGCCCAAGACACAGTGACCTGCGCGGAGCCGTGTACTGTCTGTCCCTGACCACCGATGGCAAGGAACTGTCGAGTAGGGAGGCCCACATTGTTCTCGGTGAAGACCTCGTTTACCTTGGCAAGGATCAGCTGAGCCTTCTCAGAGATTCCGTCAAGATATACAGGGGCATCGAACGACATGGGATTCCTTAGATAGTTTTGAGGGTCTTGATGAGGGACTTGCGCTTGAGTCCGGCCTCTTCAGCAGCGAGAGCTCGTGCTGCACGCTCTGCGTCTGTGCCGACCCATTCAACGATCTCCGAAATGGTCCCTTCCGGTACAGCTTCCTCGGTCTCCGGGACAGCTGCATCTTCGACAGGCGCGGTCTCTACCGCTGCTTCAGCTTCCTTGAGCACTTCTACCGGGGGGTAGTAGACGTTCGGCGCGGCTGGATCTGCATAGGGGTCTGTATCGCTCAATTTATTCTCTCTCCACGTGGTTTATCGACCGAGAAGACTCTCGACTTCTTTTTCGCTTTATTCGGGTTGACAGCGGCGAGGAAGAGATCGACCTCATATACGCCTGTACGGCCAGCCTGAAGAAAGTTTAGGGGGTCAAGGACGGTCATGCTCTCGCCTTGACGGGTAATCTGGGTTGTGATCCGCTGAGGCAGTGAGCACTCAGTGGAGTCGTTAGCAGCCCAGATAAGCTCATTGGCTAGACGCAACGCTGCGCGTTTTCCTGCGGCTGGGATGGGGGTTCCATATGTATACGAAACAGTCAGGTCATAGAGAGGGTCTAGGATCCACGGAACGGAATTGGCCCGGACGAGATAGGCGTTGTTCCGTAATGTATACTCTGTGGACGCCATGACCGATCCGGCATGAATCACAGACTGTACTGACACAACAGGGGAGTTTCGCAGTCGAAGCTCACGCAGACCAGCCTGAAGTGGGATATTCCTAACATCACCCTGCAGTACGACAGGTTCAAGCTTCATCGGGCTGTAAATACCAGAACCGTAGCTCTCAGTGGTCTTCTGAACACCAGTGAATTTCTCGCCGGATAGTTTATAGAGAATGAGGCTGGCAGTGGCAATGGCGTCGGTTGTATATACACCAGACGGTGCGACAGTATCCGAGGACTTGAGCCATAGAATAGCCATAATGCTCCCAAAGTTATTTGTTCTAGTATATCATGGGTACAAACACTTCTGGCTGGTCCGAATAAACCGAACCAGCCAGAATTGATGATGCAAGATAATTAAGGGGTTGTTGCGACGTAGCCTGAGCCACCGGATGGGATTGCCGGGATGGACGCCGTGCGAGCATAAGCATACGCACGGTCAGTGATCCACGGCCATGTAGGTGTGTTGCCGGACCCGAGTCCGAAGAGGGGGTTTCCTACGCCATACCCTGAGAATTCGGTTCCTAGAACACCTTCAGCAATGGTCTTGTCGCCGCTTCCCTGCATGATGGTGTAGGGTAGGAGCCAGTGCCAGTAAGGGTTTACAGCTGCTGGGCGACCGTTGAGAATGGCCTTGGACCAGACCTCAATGGACACGCCGTTCGGTGTAGCGTTCTCGCCGATGTTTGCTGCGGCGTAACCCTGAGAAGCCCCAAGAATCACACCTCCAGAAATCATTTCGGTGAGTTCCGGGTCAGGGTTCTCGACGCCAAGCGTGAGGTTGACGCGCTTGAGTGTGTTGGGGGTCTTGTAGGCGATACCGATGGTACCGTCCGCAAGCTTGGTTGTGATGTCGGTTCCTGCTTCAAACTCCGGAGTAATCTTGACGGAGATGAATGCGCGGGTAACGAATGATGCGCTTGGGCCTTGAGCCGTGGAGCCATCCGCGTTGAGGCGGGTGACACGAATTACGGAGCCCGAAATGCTGGCGCTTTTATCGTAAGCCATTGTGAATCCTTCCTAAAATTTAGGCGTAGTCTAGTGATAGATCGATAAGTACTGCATAGACGTTTGTGGTGGACCATGTGACAGCTGCTGGACGGTCGACGTAATACTTGATAGTGTTTACACGAGTATCAACAGCCTGAGATACCTCACCGGGGGTCACATTCATGTCGCCAAGGATGACCGTCACCGGCCCTGTGGCATACAGCCAGTACTGGTTGGTACCGGCTGCGATGCCTGAAGGACCGAGCTTGGAGTATCCTGTACCTGCTACAACTGTGTTCCCTAGCTTGGTGAAGAGTGCGTTCTTATCTTCTTCAAGCTTCAGGATCCCAGCCACTGCGCGAGGTGCATGGATCGTTCCGACAGAGCCGATGGTCGCATTGCCCAGAGCACCTTCGAGAAGAGCCTGCCCATAGCGCGGCTTGACAGCCGTTCCCGGGGTAGGTGTTACATCGATTGTGCTGGTGCTGGCAAGGTAGCGGTTGTCGTTAGTCTCCGTGAGGAGCTTCGCGATACCGCCGCCCCAGAACTCGGTTTCGATAGCCTTCTGAGAGACGATGTCCAGAGCCTTTTTGGCGCTTTCTTCAATCTCGTCAGGGGTGACGCCGAAAGTCGAGTGTTCGACTTCAGCTTCAATATCGAAAGGGAAGTATTTGCCAAAGGTCTCACCGGTATTTGGAACAATACTGACGATTTCAGCGGGTGTGGTAGCACCCATAATCACAGCGTTGTCTACCTTGACTCTGGCATCCCCGATTTCGTAGTCGAAACCGGCGAGCCAGTAGTCATCATGACGTTCTATAACAGTAGTAGCTGGACTCAAAATCCCAAACGGAGAAGCCTCTGGTCCGGTCGTCTCAATAAGAGTGTTTGTCGGTCTTACCATTTTATTTCTCCGTTGGAATTTCGAGTCCAGCTACTGTTACTTTGTTGATCTACTACGGGGAGACTACGGTCGTAGTTGCGGAAGCGGATCCCTTGAGTGCCAGTGCGCTTGTGACGCGTAGGGACTCGACGCCGACCTTTGCAACGCCTTCGAAGGTCTCAAGGAAGATCTTGTAGTCGTTGGTGCCGTTGAGGGTGGAGTCGCGCACGAGGCCGAGGTCCAGAGTTCCTGCATCGAGGAAGAGGAACGTACCTTCGGAGAAGAGGTACCAAACAACTGTTGTTGGGAATGCAAGGAGCACATCGTTGTTGTTCTGTGTGCCGAAGATCTGGCCTGTCTCGCCATCGATGTGCCATGACACGTTGATGGAGCGAGTGGAGAACCAAGCGTTGATTTCAGCCTCTGCGAGGTTGAAGGTTCCTTCGCGTCCGTCGCCCGGGAGCTGCTTGATCAGGTCGGCACGAAGTGCGTTCTTGAACCAAGTCGGGAAGATAACGCGCAGTGGTGCGTTCTCGTCCAGACGGTAGCGGGAGCGGTACGCTGCTGCGGCGCGGTCAAGCTGGCCGAAGATGTCGCGTGCGGCACCAAGCTCTGCAGCGGCTGTGACCTGTGTAGACAGGGCACCGATGCGGGTGAGCAGGCGGGTCTCGGCGTAACGTGCGTGCCAGACCATACCAAGCTTGGTGTGGCGCTCTACGAGCTCCGGGTATGCGCGAGCTCCGAGGTTACCGAAGGTCAGGCAGAGAGGGATCGCGTCTACGTAGACGACGATTTCTGTACCAGCTGCAACGCGGATACACGGCTTGACCGGGTCCGGTGCGCCAGCGGTGGATGCGTCGATGTCATCCTGCAGGGTCCACAGGGAGACAGAGCCGTTGAGGTCCGTAAGGAGCGGTGGAGTCATGAAGCGGATACCGCCACGGTCAGCACCGAAGACGGCGAGTGCGTCCTTGACTGGGCGGTCAAGTGTCTCACCGAGTTCGAAGATGTCGTAGGAGGTCTCCACAGGTGCGGTCAGACCACCGGCAGCGGTGATGGCTTCAGCGGAAACAACGCTTTCAACCTTGGCGCGGTTGCCTTCGAAGTCCGAGGAGTTGAGGAAACGAGCCTCAGGGAAGTCCGTCTTGAAGGAAGCGACGAGCGACTGCTCTCCGTCTCCACCAGAGGTCTTGCCCATGGACTTCTTGCGCTCAAGGAGAGCAGAAGCCACAGCGGCGATGTCGGGAAGCTGGCTTCCCATTGGGATGCCCTTGATGTCAGCGCCAGCGGTAATTGTTACCGGGGCAGACACACGAGCGGTAGTTGGGGCAAGAGCTGCCGGAGCTTGGAATTCAAGCCCTTCTGGAGTTGCTGAGGCAGTCACGGTATCCTCTTTCTGGATTTCGTCCGATGCGAGTTCAGCATCGGTAGTTTCTGGGGCTGTTGCAGCTAGCTCGGCGGCATCGTCTGCGGGTACTTCTTCGGTTGCTGCTTCTGACTCTTTAGGTGCATCTTCAACAGTTGGATCTTCGTCGGCGGCAAGACTTGCAATCTTCTTCTTGTCTTCGTCGGTTAGATCCGGTTCAGCATCTGCGTTGTCCGTTTCGTCGCCGCCACCAGCTGCATCGTCATCAACGGACGGGTCCGCTGCTGGTGCATCTGTGGGGGTTTCGGGTGCGGCGTCAGGTGCAGGCGTAGCCTCATCAGTAACTGCAGCGGGGGCATCCTCCGGAGCGGCTTCGTCATCCTTCGCAGGAGCGGCGATGGCGGCGGCTGTGGGGTCTTCCACAGGTGCCTCATCCTCTGCTACTGGAGGCTGCTCGGCAGCTTCAGTCGGGTCCTCAGGGTCCACAGTGGCGTCCGGTGTTTCGGCGTCCTCTGCAGTGCCAGCAGGTGCTTCAGTATCGTCGGTGTCCGGCTCTCCGTTGCCCTCTGGGTCAACGTCACCATCTCCGTCGTCATCCGTGTCCTTGCTCATGCGGGCAACTGCGTCAGCAGCAGCCTGTGCAAGTTGTGCGGATTCGGCGCTACGGCTCTCGCGTTCGGAACGGACTGCGTCCGCTGCGTCTGCAAGAGCGATCATGTTGGTTACAACTTCGCGAGTCGGGTCTTGCGATTGAACCGTTTTGAACTCTGATACAACAGAGTTTTCTAGTGCGTCGAGCTCGTCATCCGAAAGGTCGGAGATTTTGTCTAGGCTTTCACGGATCTGATCCACAGGGTCCCTCCTTAGATTTCATTTAGAGATAAGCAATTGCTTATCGTGTATAAATTCAGTCTCTATGGCAGCAAGGGCAGGATCATCGTGTGATTTGCGCTCAGTATTGTTACAAGTATATCATGCAAAAAAGTAGGTGTGTATGCTAGCTAGGCAGCTTGGGTGGTAATTATTATCGGTTCTAGGGTACGGTCCTTGGGGTAGGGTATCAGCGGATATTTCAAGGCCGCTATCAGGTTGCTGCGCCGTTTACCCTTGGCATTAATGTAAATATATCGGTGCTTTCGGGGGCGGGCACGTAAAGTGAATCGGTCACCATAGAGATCTCTAAGCTCTTGAGCGGTATACTTGTCTGCGATTGTCTGGGAGTGCTTGTCCAACCCTTCAACAACCCAGTCCGTCCGTTTGGCGCTGAGGCCCGAGTAGAGCCAGTTTGTGGCCTGATATACAGTGCCTAGATGTCCGTGGGAGGTATCTGCGTATGAGACGATGATCTCTTTATCGACAAGCTTCAATGTGTTGCCGATGAGGTATGATTCCCCATTTTTAGGGACGATGTCGTCTACCCAAAGCCGGGTCAGCTCTATGACGTTGTGGGTATGCTCATCCCCAGCTATCCCTCTCCGCAGCGGTGCGGAACTGGGTGTCCCGTAGCAGATTACTCCATGGAGTAGATCACCCTTGAAGAGCCCGAAGGCGAAGGAGCACGGGGCCTTTCGATGAAGATAGTGATTTCTTACGACTATGTCCATGGCTTCTTTATAGTCTATCGGTTTTATCTGCCAGTCGGACTTCTGAAGTCGTTGTTCTGTCACGTTTATCCTAAGCGTAGTTTGTCTAGAGTATACAGTTTACCGCGTTAAATGTCAAAGAGCCCCGAACGGTTGTTCGAGGCTCTTCTCTAAACACTGTTGACTATGCTGCCCCTGCAAGGAAGGCACTTACCACGTGCACTGCATGTCGATCATGGTTATGTCTCGCACGATCATAGCGAGATGTAGTTCTTGGGTCTGAGTGCCGTGCGGCGATCTGTGCATCTCGGAGGGGTGCACCAGCGTCTAAACATGCAGTAACGAAAGAGTGCCGTAGAGAGTGTGGGCTTATTTTCTTCGTGATGTTTGCTGCTTTACAGAGCCGGTTGACGGCTAGCGCAGCCGATTTACGATTCATGGGTAGGCCTGATTTTCGACGTAGCAGCAGATAACCTGTTGTGCGATCACCAGCTGCTGCATCCAACGCTCGGATAACCGGGACGGGCAGTGGGATTGTCGCGGGTTTCCCACCCTTACCGACGAGTCGTAGTACACGGTGCCCACGCTCAATCGATTGATAATCCTCGATCATGACATTACAGGCCTCAGAGACTCTGAGGCCCAGCATACCCATTAGCGTGATCAATGCTCCGTCTGATGGGCATGAAGCTCGGGCAGTCTGGATGAGGCTTCCTAGCTCCATCCGGTCGAGCCCCAGTGTTCTAGACTCATCACGGTAAATCCTAGGCATACGCAGATGCGTTGCTGGGGACTTATCGATGTAGTCATCTATCTCTGCGAAAGAATAGAAGCCACGAACAATGGATATGTGGTGGGCCACTGTAGATGCACTGTTGCCTCGTACCTCTTCGAGGTGTCTTGCAAACAACTCCAGAATCGGACGTCTCATTCCGACTAAAACTTCTACACCATTAGATGCGCACCAATCCCAGAGGATCTTCAGCGTGACGCGATAAGTTTCGCGGGTGCCACCCCGGTATCTCGCAAGATATCCGGCAGCAGCGAGTTCAGCCGTAGTCACCGTCCCTGCCTTAGGTAGGCCAGCGATCAAGGCGTTGTTCATTCCGAGCTCCATATCTAGGTAGGTCAGTGCGACTGTAGATATACAGTCGTCCACTCCTGACCTCCTTAGAGTACCTCCGACTCCCCAGAGAACCTAATCGAGTGGGGCACTTAACCGGTCTTATTGGCCCCTAGAGGAAGTGGGCTCGGACTAGCAGGTATCCGCCGATCCCGTCGCCACCGGCACCGGAAGCGCTGCCGTTCAGGGATGCACCGCCACCGCCACCACCAACCCCATACATGAGAGGTATTGCCCCGGCTTGCGCTGCCCCAGTGATTGATCCGGCACCGCCTCCTACACCGGGTCCGGGGACACCAGCCACGGAAGTGGTTATGGTGATCGCAGAAATGTCGATACCAACACCGGGAGCGGCGCCGCCAACCACACCGGCTGTGCCGCCCGTGTAACCGCGCACAAGGTTAGAGCCACCCGTACCACCATTCGTAGCGACAGGGACCGTCGTAACGCCACCACCACCGCCTGATCCGGGTACGCCAAGGTTTGTGGTGATTCCGCCGCCATTTGAACCTAATGCGCCGTTAGCCCCCGATGCTGATCCGGGTGTAGTGAACGGGCCTCCCGCGCCACCGGCTGCACCTACGGTTGCCCCAGTACTGCCACCGCCACCACCAGCACCAGCAAGTGCCTGATGGGCCGCGAGGACTGCGCCACTGGCGGCGCTCGTGGTGAACTTGCTGAGCGTGCCTGCGGTTCCCGCGTTTCCGTTGGCCGTCGAGGAAACCGAAGCCCCGCCCGCCCCCTTGTGGCCGATGACACCCGCCCATGTGGCTCCGAGTGCCGAGGCTGGGATTATCTCGCGGATTATTCCGGCAGAGCCTCCAGCGCCACCGCCATTCCCGGCAGTCCCTGAAGTTGTGCAACATCCGGAGCCACCACCAGCGCCACCGCCTATCGCAACAATTTCAATGTACTTCGTTCCCGGAGGGACCGAGCCGCCGACAGAAATATCAGTGCCGGTGGTGTTGTTGCTGTCACAAAGGGTCTGCGGTGCCAGCGCCGTGACCTGCGTTACGAGGTCAGGTTTGGTCAGGGTCGGTGTATCGGTGCGGGCATAGAAGTTGTCTACGGAGATTTTCCCATAGGAGGCTGGTACGTCGATGGCGCTTGTGTTGTTCTCGAAAAGCTCATGTACCGCATAGGTCGAGGTCCACAGGTTGATTCCTGGGTCGGTGAAGTATCCGGAGTTTGTGCCGTCTGGGAAGAAGATGATGCCCTGAGCGGTCTCGGGGAACAGCCAAACGTCGAGTTGTTTCAGGGTGCCGTCCCAGACGGTCGCGTATCGCCCGTTTGTGGTGTTGCTGGCGTAGGTGGTGACTCCGCCGCTTGTCCCGCCTGTACCTTGATATGCCGTGATAGTCGGTGCTGGAGTGCCAGAACTTGCAGATACGGCTACAGTCACAGCACCGAGGGAGGAGTTCCACACGATGCCATACTTCCCGGCAAAGGGTCCAACTACGGTCGTTTTTCCCGCGCCAACGTTTGACAGGCCTTCCAGCGCCGTCTTCAAGCTCGCCGCAGTCATGGAGGAAATTGTAAGTGACGCAGTGGTTTGTGTGCTGCTCGGCGTGGTTGTCGTGACTTGCAGGGTTACGGCGGTGCCGCTGTTGATATCAAGTCGGTGGGCTTCGACGTGCCCGGACTGCCCTGCCGATGGATTCCAGACGCCACAGGTCCAGATTCCGTTTCCGTAGTGCGTCGAGTGGAGACCGGCGACCGGAAGAATTCCGCTTGACTGATTCCACTGCGCGGAGGGGACGACGAATGCAGCCGAGCCGAGCGCATTGGCGGGCCACGCAACCTTGGCGAACATGCGACGAACCCTGTCACTTGTGACTTGAGTCTGCAAATACCCGGCTGTTGCTACTCCGATGGTTGAGCCTTGCGCGTGGATCATCTGCCCACCGCTGTAACTCAACGGGGTTGCCCCCACATTGTTCACTACCAACTGGCCAGAATCGAGCACATCCCCAGCATTGATCGGGCCGTTAGCCTTCGTGATCGGGTCGTGGAAGATGAATGAGCGTTGCCCAATTTTCGTCTGTGCAACAGGCTCCCCGACGGGGGCATAAGTGGAATTTAGTGCCGTATCTTGGAGCCGCGTTGGTAGGCGTGCATCAGCCACGGTCCCAGCGGCGAGCAGGCTCGCGTCAGTCGTTGCCGGCCCCGGAGGTCCAGGCACCGTGGACGTGGGTCCAGTGGGCCCGGCAATGGGTGTGGTGGTGGTCAGGACGAACACCTGTGTCCCGGACTTGAACGCGCACTGGGTGCGGTCCACCAATGTGAAGTCGGG